CAGCAGTTTAACGTCGGTGATAGTATTACCGCCTATGACCAGCTTACAGCTGACTTTTCTGGGCATTGCGTTCACATTGCCGTTTACAGGAAGCATATACTATCACCTCTCTATGATTGATACACTGGCATTTATAGCGTATTTTATGCCGTTATGCCACGAATATGATTCTACGGTCAGATCTCCGAAGTATGCGGTCACTGAATCTGTGCCGCCTTCCGCATTGGTTATCTGAACCGTTTCAAACTCTCCGTTGACCGCCGATCTGACTGTTGTCAGCTGAGCAGGGCTGAGCGGAGGAAATGTGACTTCGTATTTTTTCTTGATCGCTATGAGCTCGCCGACGAAGTAGCCGTTATCAAGTCTGCCGGTGTTCTGCGACCATATCTTATTTTGCGAATAATTCACGCTTTTCGGTGTAGGAAGGTCTGTGTTGCCTATCTTTAGCATTGCTTATCCTCCTAACTCTATAAGCGGAGACTTACCGCTTGACCGTGTCGTATTGTTGATGTTATCAACTACGACTGCTGTTATTTTGCGGCCGTCTATCTGGATAACAGGCTGGAACATTATAGGCTGTTCCTGAGTGGTGCTGTTGTTGGTCTGAAACTGATTTACAACCTTAGTTTGTGAGCTTCCAAAGTTGCTTATCAGCTCAGGACCGGTCTCACCTGCTATAAACAGTGAGCCTTTGTTCGGATATCCACCTGAAGCATAGCGTTTATGGCCCCAGCTGCGAGATCTTGTTTTATCCCAGTGCTTGTCAGCTAAATCTTCGCCGATGCCTTCCCAAAAGTTAGGCCAGTCACTGTCTTCAAATTTCTGCCATACGCTGTCTAAAAGACCACTTACTTTTTCAAGTGCAGCTTGTACTGGCTGTAAGGTGTCCGCCCACTGAGCACCTGCTCCTTCCCAGAACGCTGACCACTTCGGGAACTTTTCCTCGAACCACTTGCCAATCATATCAAATCCGAGATTCCAGTTCGCCTTCCACTCACCGTTGAAAAATGTGCTGAAGAAGCCTTTCACAAGTTCCCATTTCTGCTGCCACCATGCTGGATCCAGAAGTGTACCCTTGCTCAGATCAGGCATTGAGAGCTCAGGCATTGAGAGCTCAGACATTGTTGTGTTGAGCTGATCAACCATGTTGCTGATATCTCCGATACCGTCAGCCACGCCGAGGATATTTGACATGTCCTCAGTATTTACAAGATTTGACATCAGGCTGTTGTTGCCGCCTACCTTGTTGACTTCGTCAAACGAAGCCAGGAAGGTATCAAGGCCCTCTGTTGCACTGCCTAAGCCATTCATAGCTTCTGAGAGATCGTCAACAGCATTTGAGCTTGTTTCTGCACTTGTTCCGATATCAGATATACTCTCAGCGGTTTCGGAAGCCTTTTTCAGCTCCTTCATCTGGTCCGTGAGCTGCTTGAATGCAATTGCTCCGAGAACGATGCCGAGGATGCCCATAGTTGCTTTCAGAGCGCCGCCTAACGTCACAATTTCCATTGAGAGTAATCTTACCCCTGCTCTTACAAGAGCGATTATACGAGGTGCTACGGCCATTATAGCGAATATCGATACTGATGCTTTTACAAGTCCCTTAGTCTGATCAGAGGCGTTCTTCCATGCTTCGCCGTAAAATCTCACGGTTTTTGCAACGTTGACAAGAACAGGGGATAACATCTGTAAACCTGTGTTGATAGCTGCCAAGCCCTGACCTGCAACAGGAAGGAGCTCATTTCCTATCTGTATTTTCAGATTTTCAAGGTTCAGACTTAAAGTTCTTGTGCTGTTCGCCCATCCGTCCGAGGTCCTTGCGAAGTCTCCCTGTGTGTGACTGAGCTTATCCATTACAAAGCTGTATCTGAGAGCGACTTTTTCGTTCTCTGACATCTGCTTTGTTGTTCTGCCTATGCCCTTTTCCAGAGCGTAAGCGTCAAGCTGAGCCTGTGTCATAACAACACCGAGGTCTTTTAAGGTTTCTGTTTCACCTGTAAAAATGGATTTTAACTTGATAGATGCAAGCTTATCGTCAATGTTGTAAAAACTTGCGACATCACCTGTCAGCTTTGCAAGTTCAATTCCCATGCTTGCGGCCTGCTCCCTGGTAAAGCCGAACTGTGTAGCCATCGTTCCATATGTTCCGATGTATCGCTTTGCAGCTGTCTCAGAAAGTCCGAAGCTTGCTGCCTGTGTCTTAGCCCATCTGTCAACAATCACCGCACTATCACCGAAGGTTACGTTCATAACGTTTGCAACCTCCTGAAGATCTGAAGCAGCGTCTATGCACTGTTTGCCAAAACGCACTATTGCACCGATAGAAACGAGCCTTGCAAGCGTTGATATAAGCTTCCCGGCTGCGTTATCAAAGCCGCCTGTTGCACGTGTTACCTGCTGCATCTGATTAACATAGCTTGATGTGCCGTTAACTCTGAGCAGGATCCTCAGCTCATCTGTTGTAATTCCCATTTACGCACCTCCTTTATGAATTTTTTGAAGTGCTTTCATATACTTGTATGAGTTCTTCCAGTCTCCTTGCTTTTCCTCCTGATCAGGAGGAGCAGGAAACCGAACATCTGCTGAGAAAGCAGAAAGCACCGCAACTCTGATCATTCCTGACAGAGTATAGATTTCATCATTTTTCTGCCTGATTCGTGAGTTTACGGTGTCTCGAACCTCCCGAAGCGTCATATCCCAGAACTCAGAAGGATATATGCCGACTTCAAGAGCCTTGCGATACATCAGTTCAGTAACTTCTGTAACGCTGTTTTCTGTTCCTCTGTCAGTTTTTTTGTTGTGTCGTATGCCTCTTTCGACAAGATGCCCGAAGTGAGCATGATCTCAATGACAAGATCCTGGAGCTGGCTATAAGTGCCGCCGTCGGTAATAAAATCATCGAAAAGCTGATAGATATCGTCTATCTTGTTTATGCTGTCATTGAGGCTGACAGCTGCATAATAGTAATACTTTGCGAGTACGCCTATCTCTCCGAGCCTTTCAAGGCCTCTGAGAAGGTCTGTTTTCAGCTCAGCTTCAAGCTTGACCGCATTTGCGGTAGTGAGCTTGAATTTATACTCACTGCCGCAAACTGTTAAAACTTCATATGGTTTCATCATGCGGTCACTCCTTTAAAGGTCTTCGAGAGGGGAATCGAGACCAACTGTCAGTGTAAACTTGATAGCCTGGTTAACGCCTACACTCTGGCGACGCACTGAACACTTGCCCTTCCAGGTGAAGCCCTCGCCGTCAGGATATTCAAGCTTCCACATGAGAAGTGTGTCCGCTGTCTGATATCCTCTCAGGATATTCCAGGTATCACGCACCTGTTCGGTGGTGTCTGTCTCATCCTCTGTTGCGTAGAACTCGAAATCAAGTGTTCCTGTGTCCTGGATGCCGAGGATGTTTCTCTTTATGCTGTCTTCAAGGTTTGTTACATCGATAAGCTCCGGAGTGCCGCCCATTTCGGGGACGGTAAACAGTCCGTAAAGCTTTTTATATGACGGCTCAGCGCTTCCTGTGGGAACTGTTGCAACGCTGAGAATCGTGCCTTTGCTGTTGAATTCGCTCATTTTATCACTCCTTATATGTAGAGTATTTTTCGCTGACTAACGCTCTGTAAGTCAGTGTATAACGCTGTCTTCCTAAGAGTAAACCGTTACTCCGTGTCCAGCCTTCACACTGCATTATCTCATCGACTGCCTGCGCCATTTCTATGCATTTCTGCGGATGTTCCGCATAAATATCGATCTGATATTGCATAGCTGTCAGGAAGTCTTTGTGATCAAAGCTGACATCAGGCCGATTTGATATTGCAGTAAGGTAAATTGATGGGAGTTTCAGCTCAGCTTCAGAGCCTGCCAATTCGACAGGCGCTAAGCCTTCAAGCAGATTCGATATTTTCTTTAATACGTCAAGCATTTCTGATTATCTCCTCCACTTCAACTTTAATTATTTGATATGCCTGTCTGTATGACTGAATGAAACCATCACGGAACATAGATGCAGGCTTTTGACCGTGAGTTGTAACAAAACGTTTCAGCTTTTCTGAGTAATATGTCCAACTCTCTTTGTTTGTGTGTGGTACGGAAGCGGAGCCAAGCTTGCCGGTGCCGAACTCAACAAAAATCGCATATTCGACATTGGTCTCAACAACCCATTGCATGAACTTCTCCTGCTGTGCTATGATCTTATTTTTAAGATTTCCAGTATCAACAGGTGTCAACAGCTTGACCGCTGACTGAATATGTGCAGCTCCACGGCCAAGAAGCTGATTAACTCTCGGATCACGTTCAAGGTTCTTGATTGTTTCGAGCTTCCTCTGGAGATGCTGCAAGCCCTCAACTCTGAAACTTATTTCCATGATACACACTTAAAAACAGAATGTGACGTGTATTTACCAACAAGCTCCTTCAGTTCTAAGTTGGGCTTATCGCAGCTTTCAAGCGATGCCATGAATCCAACTTTGAAGTGATAGCCGTTTGGCACTGTCAGAATTACTGTTTTCTGCTTTGATGTTGTTCCGTTTTCGGTTTTTTCTTCCGTTTTTGTTTCAACAATACAGTTAAAGCGTCCTACAAGGTCTATCTTTCTCTCCGTACCGACGTAATCGGAAGGAGCATCAACCATTTTGAAGATAAACACAGGCCGCATCTTATTCCTCGACAGTCTCACTGTGAATAACACCTACCTTTCGAGGATAGTTCCATAATTGCCGCTGTATATCCATAGGAATGTCAGTGCTGAAGCTCTGAGAGATACCACCCTCAGAGCGTGATACCTCGCCTTCATTGCCTAATCTGTTATAGTAGATAACAGCAAGCTTGATAGCGATGCTCTCAGCGCCCTTCGGGAGTACATCCCTGCCTATGTAGTCGAGTACAGCAGATTCCGCCATACTCAGACAGGTTTCAGCTGCCTCTGCCTCACATTCACACGGATTGCCTAACAGTACTAAGAGCCTGTCAAGCATGATTATGAACCTACAGCAGCAGCCACAACACCGGATGCAACGACCTTGTTGTCAGCGTCCTTAACTGCTACAGCGATATACTTACCGCTTGCTGTTGTAACAACACCATTTGAAGGGAATGCTGTCCAGCTGCTTACGTTTGTTCCGATAGCAACGCCTGTCTTGGCTGTAGCTTCTGATGCGTAGTCGCCCTTATATACAAGTGTGCCGCCTGCTGTGTTGCCGTTTATAGTGACCTTTGATGTTGTTGCGGATGAGCCTGCTGCCGCTGTAAGCTTCAGAGCGTTCTCACCGCCGCCGTAGTAAGCGGAGATCATGCGAGCCTTGTTACCAAGGATGAAAGCGTCATGATATACACGGCCCTCGGCGAGCATACCAGAGAGGCCCGGAGGATCCTGGTGCAGCTTGTACTCATTGATCTTGACAGGTGCTGTGCAAGCCATAGGATGAGTGATTTCAAAAAAAAGTCCGGCAGGAAGTCTCTTTGCAGGTACCTTGATGATAGCCACGCCGTCAATCTCGCCGATCTGTCCTGTAAAGAGTGTTCTCTGTGAGAGATCGCCAGCCTTGATAAAGTTTTTATCCTGCTTAATAAGATTAAGGAATGCCGGACTTGCATTACAGATTCTGCCTGTTGCAGGTACGTCCTCGTCATCGATAGCCTGATTAGCATCAAGGAATGCCTCATAAGCTGTTGAAGATGTCAGCGCTGTAGCAGCGTAGAACTTGTGGCCTGCTCCTACTGCGATCTTTGTAAATCTGTAAAGGTCAAGTGCAGGAATGATCTCAAGATCTGTCTCACGTCTGAGCTGCTTGCCTGCCTCACGCACACCAGGTTCGGTGTCTGTAGCGTTGCCTTTATCGATAGTGAATGTGAAGCTCTTGTCCTGTGTCATTGTGAGCTCCTGAGTTGTGTCCTGAAGCTCCTGTGGTGTGCCGTAGCGGTTGGAGCCTGTGCGGTTGTAGTCATTAAGCGGTACAGTGCCGAATGCATATACCTTTACTGTTTTTGCGCCTACGAAGTCGTAGTCTTTGTTGATAGATGGTGTTGAAAGAGCACCGTTATTGATTACTTCATCAACTTTGCCAGAAAATCTGGTTGTAAGATTTACTGCCATAGTTTACCTCGCTTTCTCAGCCTTCCTCAAATCCTGCGAGGAAAGCATCTTTCTGTGTATTGCCGCCGCTGTAAGGTGGCGGATTGTTACTGCGAAGTGCGTTGTTCACTGCGGCTGTTACAGCCTCAGGCCACGCCTTCTTAAGTGCTTCGATTGATGCGTTGCAAGTGTCAGCTGAACTCAAATTCAGGCAGTCAACTAAAGATGCTGGAAGCTTGCTCTCTTCAAGAATACCAAGTGCTGTATATCTCAGTTCCTTCTCGGCTATTGACTTCTCACGAGCTGCAAGTTCTTCCTCACGCTTCTTAGCTGCGTACTCTGCTTTCTGATCAGCATTCATTTTTGCAAGCTTAGCAGCTTCTTCTTTTTCTGCGTCAAACTTCTTCTGCTGTCTTGCTAACCTCTCAGCGACTATCTTATCAACGTCTGCCTGGGAGAACGTCTTGTCAGCCGGAGCAGGTTCAGTTTTCTGCGGTTCTGTTCCCTGTGGCGCTGATGACGTACCCGGTGTACCGCCGTCTGCCGAAACTCCTGTCCCTGCTGGCTGTGTACCTCCGTCGCCTTCCTCAGCGAAAAACTGCATCGGGATTCTTAAAAATTCTTTCATGTGATTACCTCCATTTAACGTCTGAGTGGACTTCCGTTTTAAAGGCCGTCGCCCGAATGGTGCTCATTCGCAGCTCATGCACTGCTTCTGAACATACAGTGAGGCTCAGCTCACTGTGCAGCTATATTTCTCTTGCGGCTTCCTTACGCAAGAATATAAAAAAACCGAGCGCAGCTAAGGACATCTATGTCCTAACCACGCTCGGTTCTTATATCTCAACGCTTAGAGATACGGTCTATTCAATTTTGTGTTCTTTTCTGGTTTCCTGTATAATCTTAACCCGTTCTTTACCTGGTATCAGCTCGACACGATCGCCCTTTTCAAGAATCTGACGTATCCGCTCGACCTGCTCCTGTGTCAGCAGGTATTTATCGTCTCTCATGGCCATGCTTTACTCCTTACCTTTGCGGCCGACAATAATGTCGGTTACAGTTCGATGTGTTCTATAGCTGCTCTCGCTATCAGAGCGGAGCAGTAATCTGACATAGCAGTAAGCTGTCCGTCATATATCATTCTCGGACAAGTTGGCGTAAAGTTCAGCTCGCCCTTATCCCATTTTTCGAGCATTGCTTCCAGCTTTTCAAGCCTGATTTTTATCTGATAATACTCAGCCTTAAATCTGTCCTTGTAGTCCTCGGACTGCATCAGCTCTATTGTATCTTTGAGTTCCATATTATTCCTCCGGTATTCCTGTTTCAGTGATTGCAAGGTTCGAGTGAAGCATTGCGTCCTCGATGTGAGTTAAAGCAATGCTCTTTTCACGGCAGTTCGGCAGCTTATCGAGCAATCTTTCAACTTCAATGAGCTTTGACTTGATTTCGTTGCTCAATGCTACCTCACTTTTATTGAACTCTCTTCTTGTATACATTTTACTCACCTTCCTTTATCACAACGTTCTCGAACTTCTTGTAAGCGTCGAGATACCATTCGTGCTTGTTGCCGTTGTATGTCAGCTCATAGTACATACCGTCGGGAAGAGTGCTTGCAAGCAGATACTTCCAGTTCTGGAGAGCCTTGACCTTCCATACTGTGTAGACCTCAAACTCCGGTGTCGGATCCGACTTGTCGAGATGTGCTGCGATGTAATCTCTGACGATCTGTAATGCTTTTTCATCCATGATTATTTACCTCTTTTCGGAATTTTAACGTCTGTATAGCCACTGTCTGCGCCCTGTGGAGCTGGTATCTCTACTGGGACAGATTTACCAGGCTGTGCTTTCGGTGGCTTCTGTGGGCTTTTCTCGCCCTCTGTGGGCTTGATATACTTGTCGTACCACTCGTCATATGTCATGCTTGCAGGTACTTTGATGTTCTTGCCGTCCTTGTCCTTTGCAATGCGGATATCAGGCATTCCGTCCTCGAAGTAAGCTATCGTCGTACTTCGGCAGTTTGGATGCATTGCCGGAAGGTTTGTGCCAGCCTTTGCATCCTTTGTCTCGAAGATCTTACCGTCGAGCTTTTGGCATATCGTTGATGTACGTGTATCAAGCGTTGCAACAAATTCATAACGGTCTATGTCAAGTTCCTTATATGACAGCATTTCCGCTTGATTACAGGCGTATGTTGTCTCAGTACGTATAAGACGTTGACTATTGTAAGCGGCTGTATTAAAGGCCTCAGAGAGCTTTCTGGAGGTCTTGTATATACTCTCTCCGCTCATTGCTGCCTCAGTTAATACAACACGTATCTGATCTGCAAGTGCATTTGTATTACTCCATATGCGCTTTGAATAGTTCTGACCGCTCCAATCTTCGTTAATGATCTTATCTATCAGCCGAGGATTGACCGCCGAGAACATCGGCTGAACGCCTGTTCCCTGTGCGATATCAAATATCGTATGATAATACGCTTCGGGGATGATTCTTTTCAGGAATCCTGTTGTATCGCCGAGATTCACACCATATAAGCGCTGCATACGCTTATTTGTGCGCTCTAAAAGAGCAGTTAACCGTTTTATGCGGTATTCATAAGCAAGCGTGTCAGGGCCTCCTGAGTGCTTCAGAATCTTTGCTATTTCTGATTGCACATAATTGCACAATTCGTTATATGAGCGATTAATAATTGTTGCTTGTGCAATAGCGGACAATGTATAATTATCCATGCGCCTGTTGGCTCGGTCAATCCAGTACTGCTCATTCTGTGTCATTGTTCTGAGTTACAGCAGCTGTCGACATCACGAACTGCTCATCCATTGCCTGTCGCTTTTCCTCTGCTGCCTTCTTGACTTCCTGCTCAGGATCCTCGACGAAGGGGAGCTGAGCGACAAGTGTCTCGTTGCTGCATATGCCCGAAAGATTTCCTATTACCTGTGCAAGTTCGACAAGGTTCTTTGGAAGATTCCTTGTAATCGTTATTGTTACATTTTCAACGTCAACAGGCTTCTTTCCTGTGATAGCAAGTATTGCTGAGAATAACTTTATACGATATCTCAGGCCTTCCTTGATGTAGCGCTCCTTCTTTTTCATGAGCTGCATCAGTCCCCAGAGCTTGAACTGCATAGCCACTCCTGAAACGTTCGCTGCGAAATGCTCATCTGTCAGGTCAGGGATGTATGAGAACTTGTGAATGTCCTTTGCAAGTGATTCTGCAAGGAGCTGGTCGCCTTGCTGATCCGCCTGCCTTGTCAGGAATGAAACATCCGATTCAGGTGTCAGTTCCATAACGCCGTTTTCCTTGATGTCTTTGTATGTTTCCGAACGCTCATCATCGGAGTAGCCGAGCGTCTGACCTTTCAAAACCATGAGTGAATTGACAAACTCTTCTTTATCATCGACACGGTTTGACTGCTGCTTGTTGTAGCCGTTTATCAGACTTATGAGCTGCTCGAAGTCGCCCTGGTGGAATCTGTTGTTGTAGATCTCGATGAGTGTTACCATTCCGAAGGGGTTTCCTTCTGTAGTTACTTCACCGTCAAGAGCATAGTCGGTAGTCAGGTGGAAGCGGATGTACTGCTTATCTGTGCTTATCTCCGCATCATAGCCATTGACCTGCTGTGTTACTGTATCTCTTGTCTCGTGATAGTAAACACCTGCGATAGGCAGCAGTTCAACTGTATTGTTGTATATCACAAAGCCCTGAGACGGATGTATGCTTGCTGTCTTCGGTGTCGGGGAATCGTCCGAAGACATATAAACAAGTTCATAGGCAACGCCGTAAATAGACTGATCCTCTGCATTGTCACTGTCCTGAACATCTACTTCCGCTTTCCTGTACCATTCAAGCAGATCCGTGAGGTCGCTGTCCTCTGACTGATAAGAGATAGGCTCGCCGATCAGAAAGCCTGAGCCGACATCTGTTATGTACTTAGCATAGTTGCAGACAATGTTATTACATGGATCATCTTTCCTCTTAGGACGGCGGAGCAGGATGTCGTGCTTGCCTGTATAGTAGTCTTTAAGTCGCTGATAACGTGAGCTCAGATTCGTTCTGTGCATCTTGATATACTCGCATATCTTCTGAGGAGTCACCTCCGAGATATCTTTAAGTAAAAATGGCATTTTATCATCCTCTCAGTTTTGATGTGCCGACCTTTGAAGTCCTGAGTATAGTTTCCACAACTCCCGTTGTAGCATCAGGAGCATCGTCATGGGCGTTCTTACCGTCACGCTGGTATCTGTTCATTGCTTCAAAGTACTCAGGGAAGCGATCACGCCAGTTCACAGGAAAGTAAATATGCTGCATCACCCAGGTGGAATGAGTGATTATTCTTGCCTTCTTGTTTGCAGACTGATGAAACCATGTCCAGACGGTACGGTAATTGTTTAACTGCTCCTTAGAGATGCGCTCCACGTTCCTTGCATATCCACGGCCGCCGTTGTTGGATTCGATATGAGCGAGGTTAACGTTATAGTCTTTGTGTCGCCTTGCAGTCTCAGGCTCGGTTATCTCCATCGGATCTTTGGTGAAGTACACGTCAAGGATATATGCTTCTCGCTGATATACTCCCCAGATGATGGAACAAAGCCAGTCGTCGCCTTCGTCAGCGGTATCAGTATAACTGAATATGCCCTCGAAGTGTGGTGGAAGCTCCGTGTAGGTCTTGAAGGAAGTGTACAGTCTGCCCTTGATATCAATAGGCTCCTGCTGGTAGTTCGCACTGGCGATATCAGCTCCCATTGCCTTGATAGTTGCCTGATAGCTTTCAAGGCTCAGGATATCAGGACAAAGCATTGTATCTGTTTCCTTATCATAGGCTTTCATGCAGATGTGCCTGTAAGGAATTCTCTCAGCCTTGCAGAAATCAAGATAACGGCCTGCAAGATCATCAGAAGCCCAGCGTGTCATGATAATAATGACCTTTGCGCCTTCTTCTCGGCGGCTGAGCATTGTGTTCGTGAACCATTCCCAATGCTTCTGCTTTGTGTTCTCGTTGTTGGCTTCCTCTGCATTCTTGATGAGATCGTCGATGATCATGAGAGTGCATCCGAAGCCCGTTGCCGTACCTGTTGGCGATGTGGCAAGGTAGTTGTTGTAGCCGCCTTCCAGAGACCATAGATTCATAGCACCGTCGCCGTGCTTGATATGAGCATCAGGGAAGACATCTGAGAATACAGCCTTATATTTGTCAGCCTTGATCTCGGAAATAGTGTTTCTGACGTTCTTTGAGAACATCGTTGACAACGTTTCGTTGTAAGAGCCTATCATGATCTTGCGATTGATATCCTGTCCGAGATACCACTCCGCAAAACAGCAGGCAGTACGTGACTTTCCGTGCCGGGGCGGAAGATTGATGATAAGGGCTTTCTCGTCGCTGTCAAGGAAGTTCTGAAACTCGTTGCAGAGATCCACAAGGAACTTGCGGTCAGGCTTGTAGAAGTCGGGCGCTTTCAATCGGCAGTAATCGAAGAAGGAGCGCCGTGCAAGTTCTATCCTTGCGCCAAGCTGAATGATCTTATTATCCGTCAGCAAGCTTCCTCAGCTCCTCGGTAGTCAAGTCCTTGAATGGATTGTTCACTTCTGCGTTGACGTTGCCTTCTATCTTAGTCACATATTCGCCTGTCATTTTATTGAGCGTGTCAATGGCTCGAATTCTGTCCTGATCCTCACCGCTTCGGGCAATGTCTGACAGTACAGCCTGACGCTCCCTCGCTGTCATGATGCGCTCATCCTGAGCCTTTTCAGTAAGCTCACGGATATACTGAGCAATGCAACTAATTGCAACTAATTTGTGAGCATTTCCTCTTGCGTACTTCGCTGAATATCCTGCTTCAATCGCAGCTTGTTCGGCGTTACCGCTCTGAGCGTAATATTCAGCGAATTTCTTCTGTCTTTCATTCACGGTAACACCATCCTTTCTCTTATATGCAAAAACCGCCGCATATGGCTAACTGCGACGGAATGCTGCAAGGAGGCAAAATTGTACGTGTATGGGCAAAGCGCTACGTTGCCGACGTGGTATAAGCCGTCGAAACACAACGTCGGCAGCGCTTCAATTGGTTGCTAGTGTGGGAGTTGAACCCACTATTTCGAGGCTATGAGCCTCGCGAGATAACCGTTTCTCTAACCAGCGACAAATCAAGGGGAGCGGTATGAAGCTCCCCTTCCTCAGAAAGGAGCATTTAATGAAAAATCAGTTTATGTGTAGAACAAAAGAAAGGAGACACCAATTAGATTATGATGTTAGGTCAAGTGACGAAGGCCTAACCTTAGCACATCGCCACTTTCCCTAACATAATTGTACTATATATATGCAAAAATTACAATTCGCAGAAAATACGTATTTAACACGTATACTAACAGCTTTTTTTACTGGCTGTTGAAATGTTGAAATCTTCATTGAGCCAGTCCTGAATGCATTTCTCACAGCCGTCGTGAACGTACTTGTAGCAGCGAAGTATCTTAGTCTCTCTTGATATGCCTGCGACTGCCTGAAGCGGACATATTCCTGTGTTGTTTACCATGTTCACAAGCATATCGTAAGTGCAGGTCTGTAATAGTTTATCTCGGTTCTTCATGTAATACCTCTTTTCAGATCATCGAGCTGCCTCTGAAGCTCAGCGATGTACTCTTTCTGTATCCTTGTCTCAATGCGGTACTGATCTATCAGATCATGAGCTGCTTTCATTTCGGCCTTGCGGGTCTGGTTCTTGTTGTTATTATAGTCTCGCCGTCTGATCTTAGCTTTGATGAAGTCGCTCTCCTGAGCATGATGCTCGCAGTACTTAGCACGAATGAGCTTGTAATAGTTAGTGTCGTATTCATTGCCGATATACTCGCCGCATACACAGCAGTATGCGGTAAGTACACCGTCTATCCTGGTCAGCGCAGGATTCTTGAAGCTGTCCATTTCTCACCTCTCCCCTGTTTCAAGTCCGTTCTTTTCGTCCTGTTATCGTCCTACCACGTAACGTTTAGTAACCGTAAAAAATAAAAGGGGAGTCAATCATGAAACGGAAGACGGAAGATGTTTTTAGCCTTGCCTATTTCCTTGTAAAGTCGCTTCTTCTCCTCTTCACACAGGAGCTGCCACATCTTCGACGTAGGTGTTACTGGTATCTTTACTTCCTTGTCGGTGCCGCCTGCGATATCGCTGTAAGTCAGATACACATAGACCTCGACCTCAGGATTCTTCTCAACGATCTTCACCATCGTTTCAAGATCATCGATGCCGTCGTACTGCTTTCGCAGTTCTTCCATCCTGAGCATCGTCGGATGCTCCCTGCTGTATATGTACTCCTTCCAGGAGAATTCTTTGAATCCCCAGTAAAATACTCTCGCTGTGATCAGCAGGATCACAAACCAGATAACGTCTGTAAGAGTCATCCCAAGTCACTCACCTCCGTATCAATGCAAGGGCCTTCGCCGACTGTCTCACAGCTTGTAATGCTAATGGACATCACAAGCAATGCTATGATGAATAAGATCTTCTTCATTTTCATTCCTCCTCTCAGTTGTGATAATGGAAGTCTCCGATGTCTACAGAAACTCCGCCTGATTCTACGTTTACGCCCGGGATCCTGTTCAGATCTTCGCAGTGAGTAACAAACAGGAGTATTGCAATGACCACCACGAAGATAACTATACCGCTCGGCTTATCATTCTTCTTCATGATCTATACCTCCTCTGAGTAACTCGTTTTCGATCTCGTCTGATTCCTTGGCAGCCTTAGCCATTGATAATGCAATTGCGACAGCCAGAGCACCTGCTCCGACTAATGCACCAATCACAAAGTCCATGCTGTTCACCTCCTTCTGCGCTTATCGCTCATCTGCGCCTTGATGTTGATGAGAGCGGCTTTGCGTTTGACTGCTCTCAGAAAGTCAATTTCTTCAATTCGCTGGTACCGTTGCTCACGGATACTATCACGATACTGCTTGAACGCCTTGTACTCCTCGCAGCTGCTGTGGCAGTGGAGCTGACGCTTTTGGCAGTCCTTGCAGGGGGCTGTGATAACTTCCATCAGTATTCACCTCGCAGGATCATATCATTTGCAAGCCTTACCATGCAGCAAGCAAGACTGCTTGTACCCTTGCAATACTTTCTGCAAGTTCCACTAATGCAACTGTTTGCATTGAAGTAGTATATGTCTTTAGCTGTTTTCATAAATCTCTCCATTCCCATGGATAACCTTCGTAATCCCTTGTATACGGACACTTTCCATCCCATTGGCAGCGTTTACAGTCTGTCACTAAACCACAAACTTCTGCAATAATAACAAACGGATTATCTTTCCAGCCGTTGAGTTCAGCTTTCAGCGTTCTAATCAATGCCAGAGCTTCTTTCATGCTACTGAGTTTGACAGCTCCGACTGATTCTCTCAGCTCTTTCAGTTCCTTCGCTTTCAGCAGTTTTTTCAGCTCCCTGTTCTCGTTCTCAAGATCTGTTATGCGCTTCTCCTGAGCTGCCATGTAGAGTATATCTGTATCTGTCATAGTTATCACTCCTTCCCGACAAGCTTATTTATCCTGCATCTCAGCTCGTCAGCCTTTGTCTGATCCTTATGATTTGCGAAGAAGGCAGCTCTGAGCACCGGCTGAATCTCACGGAGCAGCTTCTTCATGTCGTTGATGTATGCCTTTACCTCAGGCTCGCTGAGTTCTCTGTTGTTGATAATCATAACTGTTCAAACCTCTCTTTCAGGAAATTCAAGTCTTTTTTAAGCTGTGCTAATATGATTTCTCTGAATATGTCTTCTTCAAGCCATACCACTTTACCGTCCCAATGCACGGAGATTGCTCCGTGTTCAACGCAATCTATCTTTTCTTCGTAGTCCTCAATGTTTTTAAGCAGTTTCTGGCCTCGTTCTAATGCTTCAATCGTCAAGGTATTCAACTCCTTCCGTAAGCTTGTCAATCAGCTTCTTGTTCTCTTCATAAAAAGATGTTGAATAGAAGCTTGTACCTTTTAGCAGCTCATTCTGTAATTTCCTGATGAACTTTTTAGCTTCTTTCAGTTCGGTAAGCCATGCAGCGAGCTGCTCATGATCATCTGCACACTGCTGAAAGTGTGATGCAGTTCCAACTTCGTTTATGTCGGCGGCATCGTCTCTCTCGCATCTGTAGTTTTCTACTACATCCTCACAATGCTGTATAGCTTCATCAATTGTCATTCATACTCACCGTCCATATCATCTATCTTTGTTCTGGCTTCGAGCCGGCCTCTGAGGAAGGCGTTCTCACGCTTCAGCCGTTCGTTATCCTGTCTGACCTCACAGGAGTGCTTCATGCCCTCGTTGAATCCGGCTGTGTATCCCTGTCTGAATGCCTGCTCCAGCTCGTCATTGACCTTCGTCATTATCTTGTCTGTGGTCTCGCTCACAGCAGCTTCACAGTGCGGACAAGCCTGACGGCCTTCGGGAATCACTGTGCCGCACATCACGCACATGTTATCAGGTGTTTTTACTTTCATTATTCAGCCCTCCTATTCCAAGCGTCCACGGCTTCCTCAATTGTTTCAAATGCAGGGAAATGAGGTGCCATATAGCAAATTGGACTATCTTTTTCGGGAATATAAGCATTTAAGCAACATGGAGCGTACTGCTGGCACTCTTTTACGATGTGCCCTTTACCGCCACAAAATGGACAATTTTCAAGAGTCTCATCACCTAAATCAATAATTAACTCTTTCTTACTCATGGAAATACACGCTCCATTTCTGCAGTTCTTTCCCTATTGATCCTGTCAATCTGCCTGTCTATCTTGTTATGTATCGTTACGATGTACTTCTGCTGCTCCTCGAAGCTGAGAGCCTGGAAGAGCTGCTCGATCATGACCTGCACATCTGCAAGCTCCTCCACATAGTTGTCACGGTCTCCGTGCTTGATAGCAGTTATCAGCTCCGCCATTTCCTCAATGGCCTTCTCCTGTTGATGTGCTTCGCCGTAGTGGTGCAGGATCTCGCCTGCCTGGGCTCTTAATTCATCGTTCAATTATTTCATCCTCCTTCGGGATTATAGTCATGTCGCTGACGGAGTAACCGTCACGGATCCGCTTCTGGTATTCCGCACACAGCTCGGTGAACTGCCTGTACTCCGTTGCCATTCTGTTGTATACTGCATAGACCTGCACCTTCTTGTCATGGCCTTGCTCCTTCGTGAGCTTGCCTGCCTGATATGCTGCATATACTCCTAAAAGCATATAATACAGCATCGCCTCAGGCGGCCGTAGGTCCTTCGGAGCAGGCTTGTTCGCAGCTGCTGCACGTTCAATTCTCTGTAACAATTCTGACTGCATCTTCAACACTCCTTGCTATGCCGGCTTTACATCCGTACCGGTTCTGCATCTGATCTATGAAGTTTATCTGCTCATCGCTTGCAACACCGATCTCTGTCTTGACCTCGATAAATGTTATCTGTCCGTCCTTGATAGCTGAGAGATCGCTGCGGCCTTTGGCTGCTCCTGTCGTGAAGTATGGTATCTTGTCGAGCTGTGCCCTGAGATCTGGCGGAACCGCACGTTTCAGCTTGTCCATGAGCTTCTTCGGTATCAGGTATCCTGCTCCGACGTTGATACGCTCTGTGTAATATCCGAGCTCTGAGAGTTTCAGGCGGATTTCGTTCTGGATGTCATGCTCTGTCATGCCGGCACATCCTTTCAAATTCTTTCAGTTCTTCCTCAGTAGGTTCATCCTCAGGCCTGCCCTGATCATATCCAAGTGTGCAGCCGGATTCAAATGTACAGCCTGCCAAGTCTTCTGATGTCTCAACCCATTCAGGATAGTGAACCCAGCCCCAGCGGCATTCCTGGCAAAACTTCATCACAGGATCAATGCAGCGTGTAGGTTTATCGCTCATATTCCTATTATCCTCCTCATGTTGTCGTACTTGTGTGGCACCGGTATCTCATGCAGCACCGCAAAACGTACAGCCCACTGAATCTTATAGCCTCTCGCCTTCCGGATCCGCTCTACATCTGACCAGGTCTCAGCTGTAAGGTCCGCATATTTCGTATTCTTGATGTCTTCCTGCCGCTGCATCTCGACCAGATCTATCTCGACCGTCTTCTTCTCTTTGCGTTGTATTTCCTTAACAGCAGCATATCCGCAGTAAGGACATTTCTGCTTTGTGGGAGGATAAACCGAGAAGCACATCGGGCACTCTCTGATCTTGACCATGTTCGCCTGCTTCGCCTTCGGCTCCAGCGTCCATTCCCTGTTGTCGTCTGGTAGGCCGTGCAGGTAGCAGTTGCCGACGTGATCTATTATGATCGCTGTCTTTCCTGGCATATATCGCATTGACCTCATGCTCTGCTGTATGTATAGCGTCAGGCTCTGCGTCGGTCTGAGGAGGACCGTGCATTCACAGTCCGGAACGTCGAGGCCTTCACCGAAGAGCTCACAGTTCGTTAGGATCATGATCTTGCTGTCTCGGAAGTCCTGCATAATCTGTGCTCTGAGCTCCTTCGGAGTGCTGCCGCTGAGTGATGCAGCTGTATATCCTGCCTGTCGGAACTGCTCCGCTGTCTCCTCAGCTGCTTCGACGCTTGCACAGTATGCAATAGTTTTCTTGCCTTTGGCGAGCTTCTCCCACTGCTTCACGGTCTCTCCGTAGATCTCACTGTTCTGCATCAGCTCCGCTACCTCGTCGGCCTTGTAGTCGCCTGCCTTGATGTGCAGGCCTGATGTATCGGCAAGCTTCACGCTGTAGTACTTGTAAGGTGAGAGATAATGATTTTCGATTAACCATTGTGTTGATACCGACGTTATCAGATCTTCGTATACCTCACCGAGACCGCCTGCATTGAGCCGGCACGGTGTTGCTGTGAAGCCGAGCCTCAGAGCGTCGGGAAATGCGTCATAAATCTTTTTGTAGCTGTTCGCCGTGCTGTGATGTGCCTCGTCGGTGATGATTATTTTCGGCGCTTGTATCTTTTCAATATGCCTGCTGACCGTCTGCACCATGCTCACACTGCACAGCTCCATGTCCACACCCTGAGCTGTGAAGGTGTTGATAATTTGCTCACATAGTTCCTTACGATGTACCAGAAAGAGAACTCTGTTGCCTTTGTCCGTTGCTGAGTGTGCTATCTCTGCCTGTATGATAGACTTACCACCTCCGCAGCCGAGAACGGAAACTATTGACTTGTGGCCGTGCATGATTGATAGTCTGATCCTACCGATGAGCTCAGCCTGGTATTCACGGAGCTTCATCTTCGTCCTCCATCGGCTTATCATTGAGAAGTGTGTCCTTTTCTTCATTGTATTCGCCACTGAGATAATCTAATAGCTGTGGGATGTTATGACAGCCTGCTCCACCCTTTTCAAAAAAGGCGGCTGTCTGACTGATAGAATATTTGAAAAGAAAATGTGTCAGTTCAATGTTGGTCATACTTCTGATTTTATCTGCTCTTGTCATTTTCGTTTTCTCCTTTCAGAACGTTAATTGATTATAGCTTGCCTGTTCGGGCTTGTGTTCTCTCGGTTTGTACTCTCT